TGTTCTGGAACCGCCCTTGAGACCAAAGTGTATGTCCGTGAAGCAGGCAACTTTTTTAAATAGACTCATAGATATATTTTACTACCTTTTATCAGTGAAATCAATCCCAATCACTGCCTGTGCCGTCCACAGTGGTAGTAGTGACTATACCAGGAGCCATGGAGTTGCCATTTACACTATTCTGGCGTGTCCATGAAGGATTCATTCCATTCATTTCGAGAATATCGTCTCGGATGTTTTGATTGCGTTTTTCGATGTTGATGATTCTCACGAATGAGTTAGTGACAGCAGCAGTATAGTAAGCAAACGGATTATCTGATTTGCTTTCATCGAATTGCAGTCCTATCTGTGTCAGTTGAAGAATAGCTTGCCCACGCATTTCTTCATTGTAGGTATAACCTCGAACATTGCCTCTGGTGGCATAGCGTTCACACAGCTTGATAAACATTCTAGCAAGGTTGTTGGTCATCTGCCCGTGATCCTTAGAGAATTCTCCTTTTTTGAGATCGCCACGCCAGTGACTCTTACCCACGCATATGAGATTGCCTTTTTCATCATGTTTCCAATGCTGGAAGGGAGGAAAATTTACTTTTTCGTGACTGTCTGCGGTATTCTTAAGTGTCTTTTTGCGACCCGGAGCCAAGGGCACATGTTCGAAAGTCATTACACGGAATATAAGATCTTCTTTGCGTATTTTTTTGTAGTCTATTTCAAATTCTTTAGAAGGCAGTTTTTTACCACCAGCTATCACAGCTGCTTCGTGTGCCTGCTTGCTGAGTTTGGCAGCACAGTTGCGTTTGGCTTCTGCTATAGTCCTTATATTGATTTTAGCTAGGTTAGGCAATATGAGATCGTAGAATCCATGCTCTGGTAGTGTGTAACTGCAATAGGTATTTTTACTTAGATGTATTTCTTTCAGCAAGTCTTTGTTGGTAAGATACTTGATCTTTGGCACAGTCATTGGTTATATTTCTCCACGGTTAGTTATATAATAGCACATTTTTCTAATAATAAATAGAGCATACACAAGGAAATCTGTTCAAAATGTCGAGAAAAACCTATCCTAACACCCCTGAACAAGAAGCTGCTAGAATCAATGCAGCCAGCGGAAGACCGGATGGTATTACCGCACAACAAGTTGCTAATAATCGCAAACTAAATGAATCGCTGACTGGATCGTTTGGCTTCGGTAATAGCAACAGCGGACCACCTGAGAATCCATTTGCCTCTCTAGTGGCGGGGGTATCAGCCGGCATCACAAAAACCCAGGAACTTGATGTAGCCTCATTACCCAGTAAGTTTACACAGGCTAAATCTGAATTAGATGACAAAATTTCTAAACTGTCTGGAGAAATAGGGTCAGGACATAATGGATCTACTGGAAACTTAACAGTCAGCCCTTTTGGCGGTGGTGCGTTTAACAATGCCCAGCGAGGATCAACACAACAAGCAGCGTATGGATCTAACACAGCCATCACTGGCATGGGCGGATTTGCAGATTCTGTAAAAAACAAATTTAGTGGCGCTGTAGATTCATTACGCAGTGCGGCAGGTTCAACTAGTAACATAGCTGCAGATATTTCCGGTACCATAAACAAACTCACAGGCGGCAGCCTTGCTGGCGGATTGATGAAAATTGCAGGACAGGCAAGTTCTGCTGCTGGTATGCTTAATAATGTACTTAGCATGAAACGTGCAGCTAACCTACCAAAGGGAGCAGAAGAATTTAAAACGCAGGGGGAAGCAGTTGAACTAGATGTGTCCTCTAAAAATGATTGGCGTGTGAGAATCACGTGCCAATGGAATATTTTCAGTAGCCCAATGTTTGATGAGTTAGAAAAAACAGGTGGTGTGGTATGGCCATACTTGCCTAGTATCACAATAGCTTCTAAGGCAGATTATACAAATATCAATACGGTACACAGCAATTATACACAGTTTGCCTACAAAGGCAGTTCAGTTGATGACATTCAGATCTCTGGTGAATTTTCGTGTGAAACAGAAAAAGATGCCGCATACTGGATATCAGCCACAACATTTTTTAGAACAGCTACTAAAATGTTTTTTGGGACAGGTCCCAACGCAGGTAACCCACCTATAATATGCATCCTCAAAGGTTATGGATCCAGTGTGTTTAACAACACACCAGTAATTATAAAAAGTTTTTCTGTGGATCTCAAAGATGATGTGAATTATATTCAATGCGGATATTTTGGAGGCACCACATGGGTACCTGTGCTCAGCACAGTTTCTGTCACTGTGTCTCCGGTGTATACCAGAGAAAGAATGCGTAGATTCAGTCTAGAACAATTTTCAAGAGGAGATTTAGCAGTGTACGAAGGTAAGATAGGAGAGTTTTAATGGCCAAATATTCTAAAGCAAGCCCCTGGGCTAATACTCAACAGAATAACCTATACCTAGAACTGTTAGATATAAGGCCTGTACCCAGCGAAGCAGATGATGTGAGATATGTGATTGAAAATCAGTATCGTCACAGACCAGACCTATTGGCCTATGATCTTTACGGCAATGCAAAATTATGGTGGGTATTTGTACAGCGTAACATGACCGTGTTAAAAGATCCCATATATGATTTTAGACCAGGTACGGCCATATACCTGCCTAAGCAGCGTAACCTATCTAAGTTTCTAGGAGTGTAGAATGGTTGCATTTTATGGTAGGACTGCAGACCCGAAAAAACCAGATGGATCGCCAGTATTGCCAGTTGATACGGCTGCTGGACAAAATGCTGTGGCTGTAACAAATGCGGCTATTCTTGCTGCCATAGCTCCTAGAGCTACAGACCCTATACAAGATGGTAAAAGCTCTGTAGCGCCAAATCCAACCAAGGTATCATCGGCGTCGGTTAAAAGTTTACCTTCATTAGTACCCAATCCCATGGAACAATTTGCTTCTATCAATGTTCTATGGACGTTGGCTCCACTTACTCCAGAGCAATTTAATAATCCGCCTTCTTACAGAAACAGCACGGCAGACCTAAAGTTTGTTGTGTTTTCTTCTGGTGGTCGATTCGATGAACAACGGATCAGTACTAAATTTGGTACGCCAGAATATTTTGTAAACAATTTTGTTATGACCAATATAATTGGTGCCAATGAGAAAACTGGTAATTCTAATGCAGTAAAGTTTTCTTTTGATATCGTAGAACCTCAGTCGATGGGACTATTGCTGCAGAGCATGCATGCATCTGCTATAGAAGCAGGGTATTTGAATTATCTGCAAAATTGTCCTTATGTTTTAAGGATGGATATGCAAGGTTTTGATGAACTAGGAAGATTAATTACTTCCATAAAACCAAAGTTTTTTGTAATGAAATTCGTCAGTATGAAATTCACAGTCAGTGAATCAGGATCTGTGTATAAAGTAGAAGCAGTACCATACAATCATTTGGCATTTACAGATGCAATCAACGTGACATATTCAGATCTCAAAATCAGCGGAGAACCAAATAGGTCAGGAATAGTAGCTGATCTTTTACAAAACAGCACTAGCGGTCTTGCTTCAGTCTTGAATCGTAATGAAGAAAAACTTGTTGCTGAAAAAAGAATTACTCGTCCTGACACCTATGCTATAGAGTTTCCTATTTCTAGCAGTGATTGGTATTCTAATGCCGGCAAGAAAGAAAAAAAGACAAATTCTGCAACAATAGATTTAGATGCCACAGTGTCAACACCTAGTAGTAGTTACACTGGTGGTGTGAGTACACAGACTGCTCCACCTCCAGTAAATAAAATTGGATTATCTAGTCTTGGGTTCGATCAAATCTCCGGCGGCACAAATACCTTTAAACGTGCCGGAGACAGCTACGACGAAAAAACAGGATTAGTAAATCGAGACGGAGTGACTATTGATCCAAAACAAAGAAGCTTTCAATTTGGTCAGGGTCAGTCCTTGACGTCAATTATCAATCAAGTTGTTTTAAGTTCAGAATATGCTTTTAATGCTATAAATGAAAAGAATACCAAAGAAGGATACATTTCCTGGTTCAAGTTAGATGCACAGGTAGAAATTTTAACCCCAATAGATGATCTCATCGGCGATTATCCTAAGAAGATAACTTATCGTGTAGTGCCATACTATGTACATCAATCAGTATTTTCTAATGTAACTGCATCTCCGGTAGGGTATCATGAATTAATGAAAACAGTGTGTAAAGAATATCAATATATCTACACAGGACAAAATGTTGATGTATTGAAATTTGACATCGAAATCAATAATCTTTTCTATAGCGGGATCAAAGACACCGGAGAAAACACAGGAAGTAAAACCTCTAATCAAGATGCTAAAGGAGCCGAAAAATTAAACTCCACTACCAAGGCAGGTCAAGGTAATGCTCCAGCTTCTGCCGCAGCCCAACAGGGGAGAGCTAGAACACAACGAGATCCTAGATTATTACAGGGGTACAAAGGCGGTAGTAACGAGAAAAGCACACAACAGAATGTTGCAGAAACATTTCAACAGGTATTTCTCAGCGGCAACAGTGCAGATATGGTGATTGTAAATCTGGAAATTATGGGTGATCCTTATTGGATCATAGACAGTGGAATGTCTAATTATTTTGCAGGTGCTCCTACAGAAACCAGTCAAGTAACCAATGACGGTACAGCCAACTACGAAAGTGGATATGTTTATGTGTATTTAACCTTTCGCACTCCGGTTGACATCACAGAAAGCAAGGGCTTATATGATTTTGGAGAGAGCACAGACAGCCCATTCGGCGGCATATACCGAGTAGTGATGTGCGAAAACACCTTTGTGGACGGGCAGTGGAAACAGAAACTCAAATGTATTAGGATGCCAGGACCGCAAGGACCAGAAATCACAGAAACAGAAAAGACTGGTAAGATCACACCAACAGATGCAAGTGCTATTAAGATAACAGAGAAAGAAGCTCCAAAAACCAGTCCTATAAATGACACTGCGCCAGCCACTGGGCCCGCCAGTGGAGAGAGTGCAGATTCATTGCGTAATAAGTCACGGCGACAGAACACAACTATTACAACATCAAATCAAACACCAGTACAGGTGGGATTTAAATACTATCGTGATATAGGACAAAAATAAATGGCAGAACTAGGTAGACCATCGGCAGAAAATGAAGGCAGATCGGGCGGCCTTACACAAGGCATATATATAGCCAGGGTGATCAGTCATCTTGATCCTACATTTATGGGTGCGCTTGAAGTTACGCTGTTGAAGGACAGCGCCAATGATCCTGGTGATGACAGCCAGCTGCACATAGTGAAATATGCTCCTCCGTTCTTTGGTTATACCGGATTTGAATTCATGGGTAAGAATGATGGCACGAAATCTACCATAGAAGGATTTAACGACACACAAAAAAGCTATGGCATGTGGTTTGTGCCACCAGACGTTGGTGTAAATGTTTTGGTGTTGTTTGTGGATGGAGACCCTAGCCAAGGTTATTGGTTTGCCTGTGTTCCCGGCCGGTATATCAACAACATGGTGCCTGCCATCGCAGGAACAACACTTAACTCATTAGATGCAGAAGACAAAGCCAGATACGGCAACACAAAATTACCACTGCCTGTGGCAGAGATCAACAAACGGATCAATGGCGAACGACAAGAAATCGATCCAGAAAAAATTTCAAGACCAGTTCATCCTATCGCTGATAGATTCTTGGAACAAGGTTTATTAGAGGATGATGTTAGAGGCACAAGTCAATCCTCACCGCGTAGAGAATATCGTTCTATGGTGTTTGGTATTTCCACACCAGGACCAGTTGATCGCAGATCTAATGCAAAAAAAGCAGTGATAGGAAAAAAGGATAGTAAGTCAGCTCCGTTGCCAATCAGTAGGTTAGGGGGCACACAGTTGGTAATGGACGATGGAGATGATAGATATCACAGAGAACAGACCGCAGCAGAAGGACCAACGAAATACATCGATCTGCTTGACCCAGCTGTGCAAAAAAGAAATGCCAAGTATGACCCCACAGTGCTTCGCAATGAATATTTTAGAGTGCGCACTAGAACTGGCCATCAGATACTGCTGCATAACTCAGAAGATTTAATCTACATAGGTAATGCTAGAGGCACAGCGTGGATAGAAATGACCAGTAATGGCAAGATAGATATCTATGCACAAGACAGTGTCAGTATTCACACAGGTACTGATCTCAACATCCGTGCAGACAGAGACATAAATTTTGAAGCTGGCCGCAACATGAATTTTAGAACAGAGACAGGTAAATGGCATGCAGAAATTGCCACAGACATGGAATTCCTAATCAACAACGATGCCAAACTCACTGTGGGTTCTGACTACGATGTATTAGTAGGAGCGAAATTTAAAATGTCTGCCAACGACGACATGGACATAGCTACCAACACAGAACTTAAAGTATCTGCCACAGGTGATATCAGTGTAGGATCAGCATCTGAGTTGAAGATGAACGGTAAGAAAATTAATTTAAATGGACCCAACAATGCAGAAACCGCTGCATATGCAGATTTTGTGAGACCTTACGATCTTAGAGACAACGTAGCTACCAGTACCGCAGCAGGCTGGGATAAAAGGTATCAGTCTGGCATAGTCAAGAGTTTAATGAAAAGGATTCCTATGCACGAGCCTTGGCCCCTGCACGAACACCTAGCACCTGCACAGCTAACACCAGACAACACGGATAGGGACGTATAATATGGCTAATCAACTTTACAATCAAAAGGCTGTGGCAAATACCACAGCAGTAACCTCTCAGAATCAAGGAGTGTTTCTTTACAAAGGTTTCAGCAGCCAACAGAGTGCAAAAAACTACAGGATTTACGACATTGATTTAGTCAAGCAGGATCTAATCAATCATTTTTACATACGCAAAGGGGAAAAACTAGAAAATCCTGACTTTGGTACAGTGATCTGGGATATGTTGTTTGAAAATTTCACAGAAGACGTCAAGCAGATAATTGCCAAAGATGTAGAAGCTATCATTAATTATGATCCAAGGATGACGGTGAACACTGTAGCAGTTGATGCTACAGATCAAGGAATCCGCATTCAAGCAGACATAGTGTATCTTCCATTCAACGTCAACGAACGAATGAGATTTGATTTTGATCGCAAGAACAACATTATAATATGACCACTTTATTTTTCAATATAAATATGGCATAGGGACCTGAAATGACCACTACTAGCAGACAAAATAATTTAATTCTCAACCAAGATTGGACCAGAATCTATCAGACATTTAAAAATGCTGATTTCAAAAGCTATGACTTTGAGAATTTGCGCAGGGTTATTATCACGTACTTACGTGAAAATTATCCTGAAGATTTCAATGACTATATTGAATCATCAGAGTATCTGGCGCTGATAGATGCTATTGCTTTTCTAGGACAGAGCCTGGCATTCCGTATAGATCTCGCCAGCAGAGAAAATTTTATTGAGCTGGCTGAAACCAAAGAAAGTGTGCTGCGTATAGCTAGAATGCTCAGCTACAATGCCAAAAGAAACGTGGCTTCTAAAGGACTGCTTAAATTTACCTCATTGTCTACCACTGAAGATATCGTAGATAGCAATGGACGTAATCTCGCACAGCAGATTATCAGTTGGAATGATCCTACCAACACCAATTGGTTGGAACAGTTTATTATCGTGTTGAACAGTGCCATGGCAGACAACACAGAGTTTGGTCGCAGTCAAGGTTCCGCCACTATACAAGGAATACCTACAGAACAGTATAGATTCAGAACCACCAGCACAGATGTGCCAATCTACAGTTTTACAAAAACAGTTTCAGCCAGAGGCATGTTGTTTGAGATAGTGTCCACAGCATTTAGAAACAGCGAAAACATCTACGAGGAACCGCCTGTGCCCGGTAATCAGTTGGGATTCGTCTATAGAAATGACGGCACAGGTCCAGGTAGTCCTAACACAGGATTTTTCCTAATGTTCAAACAAGGTATACTGGCTCTGGCAGATTTTGGCATAGGAGTACCAACGCCCAATGAAAAAATAGCCATAGATGCTGCAGACATCAATAACGATGATGTATGGTTGTTTTCATTAAACAGCGCCGGCGCACAGACAGAGGAGTGGGCTAAGGTGTCAACATTGGTAGGTAATAACATAGCCTATAACAGTATTGAACAAAATATCAGAAACATATATGCCGTAAACACCAAGGAAGATGATACTATTGATCTTGTGTTCGCAGACGGAGTCTACGGTAATCTGCCACAGGGGTCTTTTAGAGTTTTTTATAGAACCAGCAACGGCCTGTCATATACCATAAGCCCTAATGAAATGAGAGGCATCAACATTGGTATTAGTTATTTTAATCAGTCAGGTGTAGAACATACACTTACTGTGGGTCTAGCACTGCAATCCACAGTGGCAAATTCTGCAGCTACTGAAAGCATAGACAGTGTGCGCACCAATGCACCAGCTGTGTACTACACTCAGAACAGGATGATCACTGCAGAAGACTATAATCTAGCACCTTTGAGCAGCAGTCAAAACATTGTCAAGATAAAATCAGTGAATAGAACATCCAGCGGTATCAGTAGGAATTTTGACATCATAGATGCATCTGGCAAGTACAGCAGCATAAATGTGTTTGCCGACGACGGCTACATATACAAACAAGAAAATGAAGAAATTCTTAGTTTTAAGTTTGATAGTAGAATTGATGTAATAAACTTTATTAGACAGCGATTAGAAAGAAAGTTTACCGAAACAGATGTTTATAATTTTTATCTAACAAAATTTAGTAAAATTCTTTTTACTGATTTAAACACAGTATGGCAGAGTGTTACCACATCTACTCCTACAGGATATTTCAAGAATGTAGTTGATAATACCTTGTTGAAAGTAGGTACATATTCTACTTCTAGTTTGTCATATGTTGTTAGCGGTGCTTTAATTAAATTTGTAGCACCAGCAGGCTATCATTTTATGCCAAACGGAACATTAATGGCAGGACCGGCCGATCATCCGGAAGCTACAACGTATAAATGGACCAAGGTGATCCGAGTAGCAGGTGATGGAACAAATGCAGGTAGGGGATTATTAAGTAACGGACTCGGAGCAGTGACTTTGAGTGATGTTATTCCTACCGGGGCGATAGCCAACCGTATCGTACCGAGATTTATCAATGATCTAGATGTGACATTAGAAACAGAAATAGTAAATCAGTGTGCCCAGAATTTAAATTTTGGTTTGAGGTACGATGTTACTACATCCGGGTGGAAAATTATTACTGCCACTAATTTAAATTTGGTCAACGATTTCAATCTAGGAAAAACTGGAGATACAACGAATACAAATGCAGATTCTTCATGGATGGTAGCGTTTGTTAAAGAACCAGATAGATATAGTGTGCGAATAAGACAATTAAGTTATGTAGTCGGAAGCGTGATGCAAAATCGTTTCTATTTTGATTCTAATGAAAAAAGGTACAATGATCAACTTGGCGCTGTGGTCAAAGATCAGATCAAGATCCTTGGTATCAATACAAGCAGCGATTTTATCACAGCTCTTATAAGAGATGTGGTGTTTGAAGTCAGCGATACCATTAAATTTGATGACGGGTATGAAAGCACAAATGAAATAAAATTAAGTTTTCAAGATTCTGATGATGACGGTGTTATAGATAATCCAGAATCTTTTGAACAGATAGTTGGCGTAGACACAGTGCTAAATTATCTGTTCTTTAAAGAAACTGTAGATCAGTATGGCACCACAACATATCAATTAGTGGACAATTCAGATAATTTGATATTGATCAGAGAAAAAGAATCAGTGGTTGATTTTAACGATACTGTAACTTATCCCGACGGACAGCTAATTTATTTTTACACCATCGATGAAGATGCAGTGAAAGCAGTAAATCGTAGCACTAATACGTTTGACTTAGATAGATCATACAGAGCTAACATAGGAAGAAGAAATCTAAAATTCCAATACATCCACAATGCCAGTGTGGATCGTAGAATAGATCCTAGTTCCAGCAACATAATTGACATATTTTTGTTGACCAGAAGCTATGATGAATCATATAGAATTTATCTTGCTGGCGGCACGACCACTGCGCCTGAACCGCCTAGCACAGACAACCTACGCACTACATTTGGTGCCAATCTGTCGGCGATTAAATCTATCAGCGATGAAATCATCTATCACACAGTGAAGTATAAAGTTCTTTTTGGTTCTAAGGCAGATTCCAAACTACAGGCCACATTTAAAGTGGTGAAAAATCCTGGCCAATTAATAAATGATAATGACTTGAAGGTACGGGTGATCACAGCAATAAATGAATTTTTTGATATAAGCAATTGGGATTTTGGAGATAGATTTTATATGAGTGAGCTTACTACATACATTCTCAATACTACCGCACCCGATATCAGCAATATTGTTATCTGTCCTAAACAGAGCGGACAGACATTTGGCAGCCTATTTGAAATTCAAAGCAGGTCAGATGAAATTTTAATCAGTGGAGCTACGGTCGCAGATATAGAGATAGTCACTGCTATCACAGCAGCTGAAATCGGTGCAAGCACAAACAGTGTGGTGAACAGTACTGGTCAAACTATTACAAGTTACTCAACATCCGGCAGTGTATCATCCTACTAAGGAAAAACACATAATTTAAACAATAATATGACAGATAAATTTTTTCCTTTCAGCAAGTTACCTATAAGAAAATCAGTAGAACTGTTGCCAAAGATTTTTCAAACTGAGGCCAATGACAAATTTCTTGCTGGTGTTCTTGATCCGTTGGTACAACCAGGTCTACTTGACAAAGTCATGGGCTATGCAGGTCGCAGGCATGGAAAAACCTACAGCGGTCGTGATCTATACATAGATTCAGACACCACTCTGAGAAGTGCGTATCAATTAGAACCTGGTGTGATTTATCGTGACAATGACAAGATTGAAAATTTTTACGATTATATTGATTTTAAAAACCAACTGCGATTTTTTGGAAACACAGATGAACGCGATGATAAAATTACCAGCCAGCAACACTATGCCTGGAATCCCCCTATAGATTGGGACAAGTTCATCAATTATCGAGAATACTATTGGCAGCCAAATGGGCCACCTAGTGTGGCTGTAGCAGGTCAATCAGCTGCTGTCAGCAGCACTTATAGAGTGGTATTGGGTACAACAGGCAATAGTTTTGTGTTTACTCCTGACGCATATACCAACAACCCTACTCTGACCTTGTATAGAGGACAGACATATAAATTTAGAATAAATGCTCCTGGACAAGGTTTCAGCATTCGCACTAACTATGACACAGGATCACTGATTTTTAAGCCTAGTTACGGCTACAGTGCAGGAGCACTGGCGGTGTATGATGGTAAATTATATAGAGCGTTACGTGATATAAATCCTCTAGACGGCAGTTCTATAACCATCGACAGCCAAGACTGGGAATATCTAGAACCCGCTGCATCTGGATCAGCACTGGAATACACCAAAGGTGTCACTAACAACGGTACCGAAAATGGCACACTGATATTCACTGTGCCTTATGATGCCCCAGAACCATTATTTGTCAAGGATACCATTTATATCATATAAAAAAATCGAAAATACAAAACTCCCTGGTCTCGAT